CAGAGTCTCTTGGATTATCTCTACGACATAAATGATGTCTAATATCTATGTTACCAAAATAAACTTTTAAATGTTTTATATTAGTACTGACAAGCGATGATAGTGACTTGTTAAGAACACCATGTAATGTTTGATGATCTATACGGTTGACCATATAACCAGGCTCCCATACACTATGTGCATGCGAGTCACCAAGCACAAGACTATTAGTCATTGGCTGTGTCCATACAGGAATACGTTTACATATGTCAGACACTTGGTCCCAGTTTATTTCATTCCATAATGGAATATCTGATTTACGCTTACTACACATATAACCAAAATCAGGCATTGGAAATTCAAGCGAAACAAATTTGTCTTTGTGTTTAATAAAGTCTACAAATCTATTTGCAAGTTCAGGAGTTACACCACCATATAAATTTAACTGACCTTGAAATTCCATACCGTGATATAAATATATACGATCATAATTATTCCAATCAGCATCTTTATATAAAATGTCTGGTTTATTATCCATCATGTTTCTTAATAGTCTTGGCCAACTTGATCTATGCGAATGAGTTGACTTGCTTATTGGATAGTGTATGCAGTCTATACCAGTTTTTGTTGGTTTCATATTAGCAATCTCTTGCAATGAATAGCCTGCTGACAATAAGTCACTATCCGTCGGTCTTGTTGTCATCTTCGTTTACCTTTCCATCTATAAATTTAATAAAAGTTTGTGCATAATTAATTAGATCTAATGCACTGTCACGTGCACTTTCGAATTGTGTCTTATTTTTGTTAAGCATAACAGACTTAATTCGAATAACTTTATCATGCATATGTACATACAGACTGATCCAACCTAAGTCTAGATAGTCTGAACGTTTGACACTCGAGCCTTGATAGTCTTTAGTCTTTTTGTCTAACAAGGCTTGAGCTTCATCAAATACGTAGTTCTTAGTTTTATCTGCCATTAGTTATACCAAGTACTTGATAAATATTTGTATGTGCCATATTCTCATAATAACATTTGTCATTCATAGCACAACCTACCCATGTCATTGCCCATAACATAACAACAAATAACATAGCTAAGATTAATTGTCCGATAAATTTAATTGTTTGCATTAGTCAGCCCTCGATCCCATATAAGCTTTGTAACCATACTTCTGCAATACTTTAGCATATGCAGTCGCAGCCTCTTCTTTTACGTCCATTGATTGGCCTATATATTTTGTCGGGTTCCACAATTGCAAACCACTTGGATAACCTTTTACAAATCCAAGTTCAGCAAAAGCTTTACCTATTTTTGTGCTGAGTTTGACACCGTGTAATGATACCCATGCAAAACCACAATACATTGGTTCTCCATATTTATTACCGCCTGTCTTTTCCTTCCACTCTTTAAGATACTTATCAACAGCATCTTTTGCTGCTTTAGTAGCTTCTTCGTGTATTTGTTTTAATGTGTTCATATTAGCCTCCTTGGTTTTATTTATATTCACACAAGACCATAATACGACATTTTATTTGTATTTGTAAACACTTTTTTTAGGTCCTATTTATATAAAAAAATGAAGCACCCCTGAACGGTTGCCTGTGATACAATATATGCAATATGTTACGAATTGTTACCTGTGCGACTCTGGTGCGGCCGAATACGGACAGATAGTGCCAACCAACTGATATTTCTTACCATTCACAACCAGTTCATGTTTGTTTAACTCATCGTGATATTTAGTCTTGATCTCAATATCACATGTATTTGTTTTAAACCCATGTATTTCTATTGGTGTGCTCACGGTCCATGTTTGATCAAACGGCACCAACAACAATGCAAATATATATTGACTCATGATCGTTCTGTACGTGTTACTAAAAAAAAACAGAAGGCCACACGATTGATGCGAGCGATTTTCTTAAAAAGAGAACAAAATGAGAACAAATATCGTTAGTTATAATCATTATAAACTACAATAGATGTCATATCTTTTGCAGATGGTTGGAAACATTAACTATTTATTTATTTCTGTCACATGGCTAGTGACAATGCTAGTGGCTGGCCGTCCAAATCGCGTATGGGTACATGCGGCCGAGACGCTACTACATAGGCCTCTTAGATTTTCTCCTGAAATATGGGCTAATGCTTATTGACAACCAGACCTTTAATCCCACGGACTGAGGCTCCGAGTTGCTCTAATATCCAGTCTTTTAGTTCAGACCTTACCAACAACTCAGTTATGTCATTAGCATATGTATTTACTAGTAACTCTTCACTCGTGTTGTTGTCTAGTTCATGTATGTGGTGAGTATGATGAAGAAACTCATGGATAACTAAATTAAGTGCATCAGGTCCACCACGCTCTATGATGGTCCTATCTAGGTAGATTGTATATGGTACAGAGTTAATATAACTACCGTACTGCTCACCAATATCTTTACTAATATGTGTGTCTAATAACTTAATAGTCACTGTAGTAAATCCTAGTGTAACTTTGTTAGGTATAGTTGTTTTCTTCATAATGTTGTTAGTTGCATTACATAGCTGACCAGAGTCACTGAGTCTGGAGACCTTTTTGAGGTGTGTGTGAATATAACTCAATGGTCTGGTCGGCTATATAATCCATAGTAACTATAGGTACTCTAAGAGTACACTTATAGTTTGACTCACCCCTTACCTATACGGGTACCTAATTAAAGGACCGCATATAAGCGCGTCTGAGGACTGAATTACTTGGAGCATACAAATATACTCGTAGCCACTAAATGGCTAATCCTGGCTAGTCTATGAATGAATTATTGCTATAATTTGAGCGACCTATAGAGTGTTCCATAAATCTGTCTAATTCTTGGTTTAGTCTCTCTTCTTTAGCCTCTTGTTCCGCATCGTCTACATTTCGTCCAATTGTAGTTGTCCAGTAGTTCACTGCCATACCAAGAACGTCTATTAAGTCATCATGTCTTAGACAACCTTTAGTTCTTGTGAGTCTTGTCATTTGGTGAAATAGCTGATGTTGTTTATCTAATTTAAAATCGTCATAAATTAAATCTTGGTCAACTACTAGTCTGTGAGAGTTCATAACAGGTTCTAATGTGTCTATTATTCTTTTCTCTTTTTGTACGTTACTTCTTATTTCGTCAGTAGAACAAGGATAAATCTTTTGTAATACTGGATCTAATAGTTTTAAAAACATACCATCACCAAAGTTACTTTCGATAACTATTTGATTTACTTCTTGTGATTTAGCAATGTTTGCAAGTGAGCTTAATGTGTCTTCGTCATAACCACCGTCCATTGCGCCTGCGTCAGTTAAGTACAAAATACCATTTAACATCTTTACAATCGCATAAGCTGTTTTATCAGCACCACGACCTGCAGGATCTATTGCCATTACTGAACCTTCGAAATCATAATAGTCTTGTGATGTGTACATAGGTGCAACATAGTAATCTCCTTTTAATCCAACATTAGGTAATTCTGGATCTAATGCTTTTATTTGGTCCATACTACTTGCCCATTGTACTTTTCCAGGTGCTTGTTTCCAAGACTTAGTTCCACTCATAACAATTAAATCATTTAGTTTAAGTGGATATTGATTTATATCTGCTAGTGTTGTGTCTAGCATAAATTGTAATGAAAAACCTGATCGGCCATAACTGGCTTCACGTTCCATTAAATCTGTTTCATCAAATCTTTTAGGATCTGTTGGTTCACCTGCTTTTAGTCTTCTAACATTATCTCTTAATGATTTAGCTAATTTGTTACCATATGTTACTGTTGACACTGGATAACGTGCAGGCCAGATTTGTGTCTCAAATCCACGTTCTTCTAATGAGTTATACAAACTTAATTCAGTTTGTGGTGTACCTAGAAATATAATTCTGCCGACTTCAGGCTTAATTATTGAGTCAAACTCTTTTACTGTTTCGCTTAGTCGTTCACGCATTAATTGAGTTTGAGAGTTGTTAGCAGACTCTACGTCATCTGCAATAATGAGGTCAGCACGTGAACCTGTAAGCTGACCAGTAATACCCATTGATTTACAACTAGGTGCATGTGATGCTCTAGCAGGACCTACGTCAAATGATACTTTACTTGATCGTTGATCTGTTCTAGGCTTTAAATGCTCTAGTATAGGTATTTCGTTTATAATTCTTTGTGTAAATGTACTAAAGTCGTCTGACCTAGTTTTACTAGCAGAGACAACTAATATATTTCTTTGTGGATTAATAAACCAATTCCACACACTAAATGCAGATGTAATCCACGATTTACCTGCACCTCTAAATGCTTGTATACAAAGTCTTTTTGGACCATTTTGTAAATAGTCAGCCATCTCATATTGTATAGTTGTAGGAGCTGGCAAATCTAAATGTTTCCAAACTATGTATAAAAAATTTTTAAAATTAGTTAATTCAACAGGTACGTTATTGTTTCTTTTCTTCGTCATGGAATGGTAAGTCCTTTAATAAATCTATTTTTGAGTCACCTTGTATTCCACCACTATATTGTTTACATATGTCTAAACAAACTTTCATCTCAGAGGCAGATAACGGTTCAGGTGATTTTAATCTAGCATGTGCTTGCGAGATTAACATATCAACTATTTCGTCTGCTTTTTCTTTTGTCGTCTGTGCCATTTATCTTCTCTTTTTTCTTGCATTTGCATTCGTCACATGTACATAAACCATATTCGTCTGCGTGTAAGTCTCCGTCGCAATGACAATCATGATGACATGATTTACACTTCATTGCTAGCTCGCATAATCTTTGCTAATGACTCTGCTCTTGACGGTGTTTGTTTTGCCCATCTGCTATCCATCATTTGAAAAGACGCTTCACCAAAATCTTTTATTTGTAATGCTGCCCACATTTTTTTGAATAGTTTGACTCTAGGCTTGCCTAATTGAAAACACATCTCTATAATTACACACTTAGCATTATGATTTAATTCTACTTCGTGTTCTTCTATAAGTTGTGTTGCATCTTTTTCAGCAGTATTAAAATCAACTTCAAAAACATTGTTAAGCTCTTCTTCGCTATACTCCACGCCTTCAACAAAGTCATCGGAAGGTAATACCAAATGGCCATAACCAATAGTAGCGAAACCAAGGCTATCGGAATACACAGTATTCCTAAACCCTTCATGTTCTTTAATTCGTTCTTTAAGTTGTGTATACATAGTTTATATATCCTTTTTCTCAATATAAGTTTCTTTACATTCAAATTTGATTGCATAAAAATATTTATTTATATCTTCTTCTTTTAATTCTTTTAATGAATTATTTGCTTGTATATAACCATCTAATATACAATCTGAGTAAGAGTTATATTCTATAGGCATAACAATAGTACCGATACAACGCGGACTAATGTCTGCAAATGTACACAGATGCAAAATCAAAACAAATTTTAACATTTATTTTTTTGCTCTGTTTCTACTTTTAGATATTACTCTTAAGTTTTTATTTGAATTATTTCTTGGATTACCATCTCGGTGATCGATGTCTCTTCCGTCTCCTTTTGACACTCGACCCTGACGTGTTAACATACGTCTTACTTTGTTTCGACTAGCTCTATCTTTTTTTGCTTTGGTTGTAGAACCATAAGTAAGATATTCTTGTCTATAATTACGTTTCATATTAAATCATTAATAAAACAATTGAATATATTACAAAAGCAATACAAAGTTTTTTGTTATCTTGTATAAATACTTTTACTTTATTTTTATAAAATGTAGGTGTTTCGCCAAATATCATCATAGTTACTCCCTTACTTTAGTATTAATTTTTTAATATGTTTTTTGTCTAAATAAATTTCGATCTCTGCCTCAGACTTTAAACACTGGTACCTAACATTGCCACCAGCTTTTAACTGCCGATCTGCTATACGTTTTCCTTTTAAACACTCAGACATCGAAGGCTGTATTCTATGCTCTTGGATTTCGTTATTTACAATCATAAGTAATGCGACCACTGTTTCAATCATTTAATTTCCATTCCCATTTTTGTAATGCATATCTCTTGCTTTGTCTTTTAACATTTCAATATCTGCTAAAGCCTTTTCTAATTGTTTTTGTATAAATTCTATATTTACTTTGTTATGCATTCCTGCTTCTTGTTGAGCTTGCAATTTTTCGACAGATTTGTAAAGATCCTCGATAAGCATAAACTGCTCGCTGTCGGCTGGAAGTGAACCCATTTCACCTCTTGGCCATTTAATTCTAAATTCTGTATTCTTTTCTAAATCAGATGACATTAACTGTTTACTTGTCTCTAATTTATTTATTCTTTCAATGACTCCAAAATATGCCCAGACGCCAATTGCTACTGCAAATACAATACTGATCAAGTTCCTCATCGGCATTGCTACAGATGTTTGATCAGATATTTTCATTTTTTATTCTTTTTCTTTTTAGGACAATCTTTTTCTTTACAATTTGGAAATTGAAAAGTTAAGACATCATTTAATTTTTCACTTAATGTATCTAACCAACCAAAAAACTTTAATATTATTTTATCTATAATCATTTCTTTTTAATTTTGTTAAGTGTTGTTACACCAAATGATGCTCCAACCATTGTTAATATAATATACCAAAACATCGGATCAGCTTTTCCTAATGCGTCCCACGCTTTATCACACCATGGTTGAGTCCATGGTAAAAAATGCATTCCAAATATAAGTGTATAAAATACTACCAAATATTCGTCTTTCCAAGAATTTTGTTGTTGTTTTACTTGTTCTAATTGTATACCAACTTTAGCAACATCTAAAGCTGATGCGGCTTCTATTTCTTTTGCCTTTATAATTTTATCTTTTTCTAATTTATGTTGTATAGCACCTATAGTTTTATCTGCTATAATTTTTGTCAACGGATTTTTTAATAAAGGTAAAATAAAATTAAACATGTTTACTCCCAGTTAAAATAACCTAAGACAACACCAATAATACCGCCAATAAATACAAGTACACTTATTGCACCTTTTCCTTTGGAAACATCTTGTCTTAGTGATTTAACTTCTTTTTTTAATTCGTTTATACTGTCGTTTAATACTTTCATTCTCTCTGCACATAACTTTTCATGTGCTGAAAGTCTTACACCTGCTGCATGTTCAGCATATTGCGTTGGTGTAATTTTTTTTCTAGGCATTATTTGTAAAGTAAAACTAATCTATTATTTAGTTTGCCTAT